GTCTCAGGAAGACTTCCAATACGAAATGATCCAGCAAATCAGCGACCTCTCTATTAAATTAGGAATACCTAATCAATGGATGGGTGTGGACGCTTCTGCTGGTGGTATATTTTGGTCAATCGGAGAACGAGAACTTCTAAAGGGTTGGCATGCAGTAAGTTTTGCAGGAGCGGCCTCAGATTTGCCCGTGAGCGCCCAATATGCCATGAGAAACGAAGTCACTGGAAAACCCCAAGTCGGCAAGGAATTGTTCCACAACATGGCTTCCGAACTCTGCTTTGCGGCCCGTTATTTCCTAGAATGTGAACAACTCAAGGGAATCACCCCAGATTTGGCGTGGGAGATGACGCAGAGAAAGTATGTGCGCCGAACCCGAAAGATCATCATTGAATCCAAGACCGACATGAAAAAGCGTATCGGGAAATCCCCCGACTTATTTGATTCATTTGCTGTGGGACTGTTCGTAGCTCGCAAAGTATTCGGAGCCATGGCTGGTAGCGAGGCGATTGAGGAGAAGAAACGGCTCAACAAAGAAACCTTCAAGAAACTTAAACAGTCCTTGACTCTAAGAAAGAATTGGTAGATTCTATTTACCATTTATGGCTCAACTACCGATTGCGGAGGCGGACATTTGCATCTTTCAGGGTGCCACCTTCAATCAAACTTTGTTTTATGAGACGGGCGAACCTTCAACACCCGTGGATCTTTCTGGCTATACAGCCAAGATGCACATTCGGTCAAAGCCCGAATCCAAAGCACTAATTCTTGAATTGTCTACAACCAATGGTAGAATCGTCTTGAATGAAACTACAGGATCTATTAGACTATTTGTTTCGGCGTCCGACACCGCCACCCTCTCCGTCTGCGATAAAGCCGTATATGACCTTGAGCTTACAACAGGGGCCGTCACAACCCGAATCCTCCAAGGCAATGTTATCATTTCACCAGAAGTTACCCGCTAAATGAGTAAGATTTGCATCCCTATTCCTTCCAGTAGTGTTATCGGAGTTTCTTCAACTCCGATCACCACGCCAAGCGTCAATATTCTTCGGGTCGAGCCATCGATCACTGGTTTGACTGGAGGAGCAGCGACAGATCTTGATTCTCTTAATACGGTGAGCGGAACTTATGCTGTGGGTATTGTTGTATTTGTAGTAATTAGCGGAGCGCCAGCCATTTATCAATTGATTGAGGGCACAGAAGAAGAAAACGATCCTTGGATTATCCGACCAAATGATTACGACAGCCAAACAGGAACCAAGCGGGTTTGGAAACGATTAATGTAAAATGAAATATATCCTCTCACTTATTATCGGTGGAGCCTTGGTTGTTTCGGGCTTTGGGCAAACCCGCAATGTCCTAGTCGGAACCAACAATTCTGTTGTTCAGCCGACAAACTTTTGGAGTGCTGATGCCTCCAATGCTCGCACAGGGCTTGGATTGGGCACCGCCGCGACAAATCCCGCAGACGCATTTCAGCCCTCTTCTGCTACGCTTTCCAATCTTGCAACTTCTAATGGTGGAAGTTTGACCAACCTTCAGTCTACAAGTCTTGTCGGATTAATCCCCTCATCCAACATTCCATCTTTTACATTTACCAATCTTTCTGGAACATTAAGCATTGCCCAAGGGGGAACAAGTGCAACCAATGCGGCCAATGCTCGTCAAAATCTAGGATCAACCCCAGTTGGAGATTCGGTTTTTATTGCCACGAATGAAGCGGCGGCAAGATCGGCAATTGGTGCTTTGGCGACAAATGGCAATGGCGCGGGGCTGACCAATCTTACCGCCGCCAATATTACAGGAACAGTTGCTCTGGCCTCAAATCTTAGCTCGCCACTTTCGTTGACCAATGGAGGAACAGGGGCAACCAACGCCGCCACTTCAAGAACTAATCTTGGATTGGGCTGGTCTGCACTTACCAATACCGATGCCACAAATTTCCGCAATGCTATTGGGTTTGGCACAACGAATAATGTAAATTTTCAATCTTTAACAACTACATTTGTTTATTCCTTAACAACAAATGCCTATATAGAATTAGATGACGATACTTTTATTGTTGAAGGAGCAACCATAGAGTTTAGATCGGCAATCAACTTTGATAACGCTAGTAATTCTTCTGCATCTCGTACAAATCTTGGTCTCCCTTGGAGCGGGTTAACTAACACCAACGCCGCAACATTCCAAACGGCTCTATTTGGAGCCAACACCAATCCAGTTTTGGTTGATACCAATGGAGAGGTGGTTAGTCCGACCAATTTCTGGCAAGCGGCCCCGATTACCACCATATTTATTGAATCTCAGCCGACAACCAACTTTACAACCAATATCACAGCAGCCCGATTCCTTCACATCCACAGTCTCAATACCAACATTGTCAACGTCACTAACACCATTGCCTTGCCTACCAATGGATCAACCTACAATGGAGACGTTGCGCTGATAGTCCACCAAGGCCCGACTAACAGCATGACGCGAGTAAGGGCTGTTGGGTCAACAAACGATATTGCTACAATGACTCGCTACAATGAAGCGATTGAATTTGTCTATTACAATAATGGTTGGACATTCAATCACAATCAGGCATTTACTGAGCCTGTTTATTTTGCTGGCACCAATGCCGTAGGCCATGCGGCAGAAAGCAGAACTAATTTGGGATTGGGTGCAATATGGCTCACCAATACCAACAACGCCAACTTCCGCGATGCTATAGAACTCGGAACCACCAACAATGTTTTATTTAGCAACGTGACGGCATCTGGCACTCTTACAGCTACTGGCACTGTGACGGCTACCACCAATCTTGTGGTCAATGGATTTGTGGACTTCTCAACCAACCACACCAATGTCTCCCCAGCCACAAATAACCAGATTCAAAAGTTTTTGCAGATCCGCATCGGAACCAACGCTTACTTCTTGCCGTTGTATCAATAATGACCAACTACTGGAGACTTGAGAGAGATGTTGAAATCGTCCAAGGAAAGACATGGACGGCAAAGTTTCGTTATCTGACCAAGTCCTGCAAAGGCAAGTCCAACGTTCCTGTCAATCTTTCGGGCTACGGGGCCAACATGGTCATTCGGGAGTGCGCCAAGGATAGTGCTACTTTGCTCACATTGACCTCTGGAAGCGGGATTACTCTAGGAGGAAGCGCGGGCACCATTGAAATCGAAATCACCGCCACGCAGGCCGCAAACCTGACCGCAGGCGACAATGTCTATGAAATCGAACTCTACCAAGGCTACACCTACATCGCATTTGCCACAGGCAAGGCCAAGGTCTACGAGGAGATTGCCCGATGAGCCAAGAGGTCATTGAGATCACAGAGAGGGAGATTGAGGTCATTGAGGTGGTGGAGAAGGGGCCGCTCGGTCCCATCGGTCCAGTCGGCCCGCAAGCCAACATCAACTACACGGTAGTTACGGCTAACCAGACTCTCTCCAATTCGCAGAACATCGCTGCCGATACTTCGGGTGGCAGCTTTACTCTGACCCTGCCCGCAGGCCCGAACGCAGGAGACTCCATCGATATCTTTGACTACGCCAACACATTCGATACTAATCCTCTGACGATTGCCCGAAATGGGGAAAACATCGAATCACTGGCCGAAGACCTTACAGCCAATATTGAGGGGGCTTATTTTACTCTAATCTATACGGGAGCGACCCGTGGATGGCAGATCCTCCCCCGATACGGAGTAAGTGGGATTGAAGATGTTCTTTCGGCAGAAGGTGATCTTTTGTATCGCGGAGCTTCCTCAGAAACCCGCCTCCCCATCGGAACAGCAGGACAGGTATTGAAAGTAAATAGCAGCGAAACCGCACCAGAATGGGGTTCTATCTCTGGAAGCATTTCTGTCACAGGTAGCGATTTGACGTTGTCTGGAGCCACTGGGACGGCAATTACCAATGCCACACTGGCTACCACTGGGGTTGGCGCGGGAACCTATACCAAAGTAACAGTAGATACCAAGGGGCGGGTTACCACAGGAGCCACGGCCACACCAGCAGATATTGGCGCAGCAGCAACAAGCCACACCCACCCCGCCTCCGACATCACCAGCGGCACCTTCGACAACGCCCGTATCAACTTCGCGGCACCCAGCAGTATCGGCTCCACCACCCCCGCCGCAGGCACCTTCACCACGCTTGCGGCAAACAACGGCACTCTCACGGCGAGTGCGCCTGTGCTGGATTTGGGGCAGACTTGGAATGACAGTGGGACCACGTTTACGGGGCTTCGCTTTAATGCCACAAACACCGCAAGCAACGCCGCGTCTCGGCTTATAGATGTGCAATTGAGTGGAAATTCATTGTTTTACGTTGATCGCGCTGGAATTATTTACGGCGGCGTCAGCAACGGTCAATTAATGCTGACAAACTCGGCAAGTGGCAGTTTTGATATTGGTGCCAAAAGTGGATCGGGGGGTCGCATTCGATTTGGCGGCAGCGGCACGGGAGCGCAACCAATGCTCTTTTGGACTGGAACTGGGGCGTATCGCTTTGCCCCAGACGCAACGGTTGCCAACACGACCACGGGATTTTGGTTAAACGCAGAAGGAACAAACGATGTGCTGGCGTTGCGTAACAACACCAACGCCCAAACTTTCCGCCTCTACAACACCTACACCTCCTCGACCAACTACGAGCGCGGGTTCCTCAAGTGGGATAGCAACGTGTTTCAGATCGGAACGGAGAAGGGATCGGGCGGCGGGACGGCGAGGGTGCTGGAGTTTCAGACGGATGGGGTGACGCGAGGCGGTTTTTTGGACAGCGATTATTTTTGGGTAGGAGGCACGGCTGCTGGCGCTACGTTTTTTATTAACAAAGCGGCTGGGCAGGCGTTCATGGGTGGCATCAACAGTTACGTCTATTTGTTCAGTTCGGGGGTGACGATTCGCGGCGGAGCGGGATCGACGGATTGGATGCGCTATGCGTCGAACCGCTTAATGTTCAATGGCACGACCAGCAGCTTCCCAGCCCTCAAGCGCAACAGCACCACGCTGGAAGCTCGACTTGCGGACGACTCGGATTTCGCTGGGTTCTCCTGCGGCACGCTCACCGCCAACAACGGCACGCTCACTGGAGCGTCCGCGCCTGTGCTGGATCTGGCGCAGACTTGGAATGACAGTGGGACCACGTTCACCGCGCTTCGCATCAACGTCACCAACACCGCCAGTGGCAACCAAAGCACACTCGCTGAATTTCAAGTTGCAGGAACGGCCCAAACTCAAATAAGGCGCGATGGATATGTGTTGTGCAACGGCATTACCAGCGTTGGACAGTCGTGGATACCTATCGCGGGTACTAATAGCGGCCCTCGTTTGACCATATACAACGGATTTTGCCTTAACCGCTCCACGGACTATTACGGATGGGCTTCAGGCGCAACCATCTCCGCAAACTCAACAGGAGATTTGCGTTTGTATCGCGATGCCGCCAACACGCTTGGTCAACGCAACACCACCAACGCCCAAACCTTCAACATCTACAACACCTACGACAACACCAACGCCAACAACTACGAGCGCGGGTTCCTCAAGTGGAATAGCAACGTGTTTCAGATCGGCACGGAGGCTGGGTCGGGCGGCGGAACTGCACGCAATATCGAATTTATTCGATCTGGCGTGGCTCAACTAACAATCGGAAACACCAGTCACTCTTTCAACGGCGAAGTATCGGCGGGGAATATGGCGGTAAATGCAGCGGGTCAATTTAGGTGGCTTGGAAGCCGTTCACGCATTGCCAGTCCTGCCAACAGCAGGGTGCAGCTACTCAACAACGCTTCGGACGGTTTTGATCGGCTTTCGTTCGGGCCAGAAAGTTCCAGCTTTCCCGCGCTTAAAGTCAGCACCACAACGCTTCAAGTGCGCCTTGGCGACGACAGCGCGTTCACCGCCATTCAAGCAGGCAACCTCGTCCTCACCGACAACACGGGAGACGAAACCGCCACCTTCGACGCGCAGAGCAACCTCACTGGCAACAGGACGTATACGCTGCCAGATGCTTCGGGCACTCTCGCCCTGACCACCCTCGTTGGTGCTCCCGTTGAATACGTCATCGCCTGCTCCGACGAGACAACCGACCTTACCACGGGCACCGCAAAAGTCACCTTCCGCGCACCCGTAGCCTTCCTACTCACAGGAGTCGCCGCCTCGGTCAACACCGCCCCGACAGGCTCGACGCTCATCGTAGATATCAACAACGGAGCCAACTCCGCGCTTTCCACCAAGTTGTCCATCGACGCCAGCGAAAAGACTTCGGCCACCGCAGCCACCGCCGCCGTCATCGACACCAGCTACGATGACTTTGCCGCAGATGCAGAGATAACAATAGACATCGACCAGATCGGCTCAACCATCGCAGGCAAGGGGCTGAAGGTCATTCTGAAAGGAACCCGCGCCTAATGAGTTCCTTTGTCGTTAATTCCTACGCGTTTGTCAGCGAAGATCCAGACGCCGCCGCTTACTTGAACGCCGTCGAAGTCGAAGACGGACAAGCCTTGGAGGCGGGCGTCCGCAAGGCTGTGGACGATTTTGTGAAAGGTTGCAAAGCCGATGGCATTTGGTCCGCCATCAAGGCGTGCTGCATTTTGGCGGGAGCAAGGACGCTGGATGGTGCGTTGGTGCCGTTGGTTGGATCTGCGCCCACAAATAACAATTTTGTGTCTGGCGATTACAACCGCGAAACTGGGTTGGTTGGAAATGGATCGACAAAATACTTGGCCTCCAATCGCAACAATGACGACGACCCCGAAGACAGCAAGCACATTAGTTGTTATACGACATCCGCCGCAACTGGATCTGCATGTCCGATTGGTAGCGGAGTTGGAGTTGCAGGTCATTCGCAAATTTTGCAGACGAGCGCATCCTACTTTAGGATAAATTGGACGTCTGGGAATGTAACAGTAAACGGCATACTGGATACTGGTTTTTTAGGAGCGAGTCGTGGGTCATCATCTATTGTTGACTACAGGATGTCTGGATCAAGCAACACGTGGAGTGACAATTCAACACCTCCAGTGGGTGATCCTATAGATGTTTTTAGGCGCTCTGGAGGATCACTTTATTCCAACCACCGCATCTCTTTCTACTCCATTGGCGAAGCCATCGACCTCGCCGACCTCGACAGCCGCGTCAGCACACTGATGACCGACCTCGCCGCTGCGATCCCGTGACCATGAAACTTCTCTACGACACCCAAACCCAACGCCTCCTCCTGTGGCCCCGCATCGACGACGAACCAGTCGTCGGCCTCGCCCCGCATCTCTTCGAGATGACCGTGGTGCAAGAGGACAAGCCCGCCTACGACCCCGCCACGCAACGGCTGGAGAAGACCGAAGTGATCGACACGCAAGCGCAAACTGTGACGCGAGGGTGGAATGTGGTGGAGGTGCCCGCGCCGACTTACACCGCCATCGATTGGGTGGACGCGCAGGGGTTCACAGGTAATCGCACTACTACTTTGCTCTACCTCAAACTCAAGCTCGACGCCGCAAGCAAATCCTCGCCCAAGCTCAACGCCGTCCAAGCGTGGCTCGACGGGATGATTGCGGCTGGCGTAACCGCACCAGAGGAACAACGCAACGATTGGCCTACTTCGCCATACACTTTTGAGCAAGCCAGCCAAGAAGCACTCACAATTCTCAACCAACCATAACTATGCTAACTAACCCAACCCCGATCACAACGGAGCCTGTCGCGGCGAAAGTTTTCGACAAGCTCCATGTTTACACCCTCAACGCCATCCAGCCGACCACTGACAGCGGCAGTATTTCAGTCGAATTGCTCCCCGCCACGGCAGACGGCGAACTCGCCAACGGAAGCCTCGTCCAAAAGATGACCGCGCCGCTCAACCCCGAAATCATGGAAGCGGTGCCTGAACTGGCCGCAGCGTTTGCCGCTGTTCTGGCCGCGATCCCCGCAACCCAAGCGTATCTGGCCAGCCAACAGGAGGAAACACCCAATGAATAAGCAGGTCACGCTCACCGAAGCCGAAGCCCGCATCGTCATGCAGGCACTTGATATTGCTACCAAAGCAGGAGGACTCAACGCCGCATCCCAGCTTTTGCCTGTGGCGGTGTCGATTGAAAAACAGTTGACGGAGAGTGAGACCCCGAACCCCGAAACATAATAGTCGCCTCCAACCCCGAATCCAGATATACTAAATAGAAATGGCCTCCCTCTCCGCATATTACCCCCAACCAGTAGTAGCAGGCACCACCGCAGGCACCTATGCGGAAGGTAATGATCCGCGATTTGGGGCTGGCCTTGAAGAGGCTCCCGAAGACGGAATTATCTACGGAAGGAAAGATGCTGATTGGGTAGACATTACAGAACCCGCTAACCTTCAGGTTCGGCGTGGCACGGCAGCAGAAGTTGCGGCTATTACTCCCTTGGAAGGAGAGCCAGTTTGGGAGACTGACGCCAAGAAGCTAAAAGTCGGTGATGGAGTGGCCGCTGGAGGAATTACCGTTGGAAAATTCCCATTGGATGGAACATTAATGAATCCTACTGGAACCGCGCCCACTATACCGTCTGCTGGTTCTGTGTTTATCAGTGAAGAAGTTGAAGCAATTGGCGGGACATTTGTTGGGGGACCATTTGTTAGTGGCAATGCAAGAGGCAGGGGTGCGGTTGATTTACAGGGAGAACGAACTGCTGCAACACAGGTTGCTTCTGGCGAGTATTCAGCAATTATTGGATCTAGAAGGTGTACAGCCAGCACAACCTCAAGTGTTGTTATTGGAAGTTTTAATTCTGTAACTAGCGGAGTAAATTCAACAATAATAAACGGAAATTCAAATACCGTAAGCGGAAACTACTCTCTCGCAGCCTGTAACGGCAATGCAACATCAGATTATTCAGTTTCTTTCTCTGGAAAAGCCGATAGACGAAATATGGTTGCTTTTGGTTCTCTTGGTAATTTGACAAGTTTTGGAACAGCCGAAAGAGCGCAATCTGTACAATTTATTTTAAAGGGAAGAACAACCAATGCCACGCCATCACAACTGGTTATACACAATACTCCTGTATACCTTACTATTCCAGAAAACGTGGCGCTATTTGGTCAAGTGGAAATTTGCGCTATAGAAGAAACAAATGCCACAGAAGCTGCTCATTATATCAGAAAATTTGCCATTCAAAATCTTGGTGGAACAACTACACTAATTGGAACCGTTACAACAATTGGCACCGATTATGAATCTGACGCTGGATATGATGTGGCAATTACGGCAGACGATGCTTCTGATTATTTGAAAATTGAAGTTACTGGAGATAGCTCAAAAACCCTTCGTTGGCTTGCAATTGTTCGTGGCTGCGAAATGGACATTGCTTGATTATGGCTATTAAGCCAGCAATTAATTATCCGATTGATTGCGGAGTTGCCACAACTTCGGAATTTGCGCGTCAGTTTGCAAAACAAACTGTTTCTGATAGATCTGTTGATGTTTTTACAACTCCTTCCATGAGGGGCGTTGAATCTGCAACTGGAGTTTCCACGGAAACCATTGGAGATATTGTTTGGTCTAAAGAATCTTTTGATTTATCAGTTTCTGATTGTATCGTATCAATTGTTGGTCGCGTTTACCTACATGAAATTCGCTCCATTAAAAGTTTAAATACAAATATTTTGTCGAATCCATCTTTGGAAGATCCATTTAGACTTGCATATCAATCCAGTGGAACGACAAGTGTTGAGGTAGAATTATCAAACGGGGAAAAATATGTAAGTGGATTTCAGGCATACACAGAATCGGCATCTCCAGTATACATATTTCAAAATTATCTAAGCGAAACACTTTCAAAACATATTCTAGATCAATTTTTGGCTATTGCTAATGGAACGACAAGTTCTCCAAACCATTATCCAATATATTCAACATTTAATTTTACTAACAACATTTTTGTTAAAAATTCTGGATTTTGGGCAAACAGTTTAAATTTTTCTGGTGTATCGGTAAACAAACAAGGAAGTGGAGGCGTTACTAGTGTTACAATGGTTACTCCACGGCATGCAATAGGTGCAGCACATTATGCTCCTATAGTTGGAGATAAAATGTATTTTTGCGATGAAAACAATAATACAATTGAAAAAACTATTATTGCTGTTCAAAACACATCTGGTGATTCAACAATAGTTAAGTTTGATTCTGATGTACCATCAACGGTAAAAAAATATAAATTTTTTCCATCAAATTGGAAAAATTATTTTCCACAAGATTTTTATCCAGCCATTCATCCAATTTATAATATTTCATATACCCGCAGCGCAACATATGTTCCATTTATAGTCATGAGTCACTATAGGTGGGATGAAGATTGGCCGCTACAAAGACCAAATAGATATGCTTATATTTATATTGGAAATATTATTTGGCCTACATATCCAGATGGATCGGTTGCAAAAGCTTCTTTAGCGGGCGGCTACGCCACAAACGAATTTGGTGGCGTTTTTAGCGATTACAATGGAGAGCCGTCAGGAATTCGTGGCGGTGATAGTGGTCTTCCGTGTTTTTATATAGTTAATGGAGATTTAATATTTGCAATGAAGCATTTTTATCCTGCTACTGGATCATTTCTTTCTGATTTTTTAACTGATATTCAAAATGCAATCAATAGCGTTGGTTCTGAAGGCTACTCTCTTCAATTTGTAGATCTTTCGGAATTTACCGACTTTTCTTCCTAGTTGACTTCAATCTTTAACCAAACTACACTTATACTTTAATGGCAACAGGTAACGCAGAACTGGAAAATCTACCAGAAAGTGGTAGTCCCCCGAAAAAACGCATTAAATCATCTGATAGCCTTGTCTCTATCGCAGACAAGTATATCGAACAAGATGAGGATGCGGCGTATCTTCGGGCGCGGGCGCAAGCCTTGGTCAATGGCGAAGCCCCCTACGATGCCGAAGAATTAAAGAGCAAGGGACTGACCCATGTGGTCAATGCCAACTTCGGGGAAGCCAACGCCATTATGGAAGCGGCCTTGGCTCCGTATATCGAACTTCAAAACGGGGTGCCGCGCATTGCCAACGTCATCATGGACTCCTACGAAGGAGACTCCAACGAAGATTCCGAAATCATTTCTGAAGAGTTTGACTGGATGCTTAAAGAGTGGAGCGACCATGCCTACAACATGCAGCTACTTTCCCGCGAGTTTGTGGGTGACGGGGTTGGGATTGCCATGTGGCCCGATGAAAGGTCTGTCTTCTGGGAGCCGTGCGGACTCAAAGACTTCAAGGTAGCCCGTGATACCAAGGTGTCAGATGAGGCTATTGAAGTAGCCATAGTCCAACGCTCCATGAGTGTGAGCGAGCTATACCATTATATCCGCAACCCCAAAGCCGCAAAAGACTTGGGCTGGAATCTTAATGCGGTCAAGCAAGCTATTTGGAAGGCTTCGACCAAGCGGGATCAATGGAAAAATTACACCGCCCACTGGGAAGACTTTGAGCGCGAAATCAAGGAGAATGACCTTTATGCAGGAGAGTCGGCCTACCACCGCGCACAACTTATCTACGGCTACAACCGCGAATTCGACGGCAAGTTCACCCAACTTATCGGCTCCCGCGATTCTTCGGATTTTCTCTATGAGCGGTATAGTCGCTACGGCAATGTCAATCAATGCTTCGTCATCTTTACCTACGGAGTGGGACAGGGGACGTTCCACACTATTCGCGGACTCAAGCAGAAGATTTACAACCAGATCCAGATTTCCAATCGCGTTCTCTGTCAGTCGGCGCAAGCCGCCATTACGGCTGGACTCATCCAATTGCAGGGTGACGCCGAAGCCATCCAAGACTTTCAATATATCGAAGTCGGGCCGTATACATTCATTCCCAGCGGACTAACCCCGATCCAGCTTCAGCCTCCTTCGATTGCCACGCAGGGTCTTCCTGTTTACAACTTGATGAGCCAAGTGTTGCAGAACAATACGGGCAGCTACCGTTCCCGCCAGACAACGCCCGAAGGTCAAGCCCGTTCTGCCACGGAAGTTGTCCAGCAAGCCCGCCAAGAATCGACGCTGAACGCCGCAGCATTGGAACTCTTTTACACTCCGTATAACAAACTTTTGACCGAGCAATACCGCAGGGCGGTTAATCCTTATCTCACCGCTAATGATAAAGGTGGGGCACTTGCTCTAGAATTTCGCCGCCGTTGCGCCCGTCGAGGCGTCTCTGTCGAGCGCATGCGCCAGTTTTCCAAGGTTACAGCTTTCCGCGCCATGGGGGATGGAAGCCCTGTAATGACCGAAATGGCCTCCAAGCAACTTATGGAACTTTACTCCTTGATGGACGAAAAGGGCAAAGAGAACACACTTCGTTCCGTCATTGCGGGCATCTCTGGTGTGGGCTGGCAGAAGGTCAACCTCTTCGTCTCCGACAAGGGACCGCGCCGAACCATCGATTACGATATTGCCAATCTGGAAAACGGAAACCTCCGCCAAGGTATCCAACAGATGGTTCACGACAGCCAAAACCATGCGGTGCATATCGAAGCCCACATCCCGATGATTGCCGAGATTATTGAGGCCCACAGGCAGCAGCAGATGGCCGATGAGCAGGCAATGCAGATCTTGCGTCCCGCCGCAGACCATGTGACCGAACACCTAGTCCTCTTCTCCAATAACAGCTATCGGGCACAGGAGGTACGCGAACTCAAGCGCCAACTCCAAAACCTCACAGCATATATCGATGAGTTGGAACAACAGGTAATCAACCGCATGATGGCGCAGCAGAGTCAGGCGCAAGAACAATTTGCAGAACAACCCGTTGGACAGGTCGATCCGAAAATGGAATTGGAGCTACAAAAGGCACAATTGAAGCTGGCTGAGATGCAGGAGAAGCGGATGATGAGCCAAGAATCTCACCAGCAGAAGATGGAAACGATTCGCCAGCAGATGGCTCTTAATGATCTCAAGACTCGTAGTTCTATTTTGGAGAAAACCGCCCGCCCCGCAGGCCGACCACCGCTTGCAGAAACAGCGTAAAATTTAATACATTTATACTAGACAAGATTACAATCTGCGTATAGTTAGGACTTATTAATGGAGTGGACAGATCAAGATGCCCGCGAGTGGGCTAAGACATGGGCAATGCCCCATATGCAGAAGGGGCTTAAATTTATCTCCAAACGGGTGCGCCCGAAGCGGAGCAGTAGTCCTGTCGCGCAAGGTTTCGATCTGTCGCCCGTGTTTATTAAGAGCGCGGGTTTTTATGAGGGCAGTCAAGAGGTTATGGATTTCATTGAAGTCCTTGGTCAAGGACAAGTAAATAAACCTAAATTTGACTTGCCAGAACCCTTTTCCCATATAACTTCAGAAGAACAAAACCAATAACTAATATAATACCATGGCTGATATCCTTAATTCCGCCCTTACGGGTGACGCAGACTTTGCTGGCACAATCTTTGGCGGCAAAAACCAAGAACCTGTAGCAGAAGCTCCGAGTGAGACCCCAGCGCCCGAAGCAACCCCAGAGCAGCCCGCCGCCGAAACCCCGAAAGAGGAAGCTCCCAAAGAGGAGAAAAAAGCTCCCGTCAAAGCGGAACCCAAGACCGAAAAGAAGCCCAAGGCCACCAAGGAAGAAGCGGCCAAGGCGGTAGAAACCCTTACCAAGGAAGTCTCTTCCGAGAAGACAGAAGAGAAATCAAATGAGAATAGCGAGGATGAACTCCCGCTCAATCCCCACTTCCAAGACAAGGCGGTAGCCGACAAACCCGAAGGGGATGATTCTGAGAAGGGGATCTCAAGCTGGAAAGAGATCAAATCCGAAATGAAAAAGGCCCGTGAGGAGCGGGATCGCCTCAAGGCCGAACTGGAAGCCACCAAAGAGAAGGTGGGTAAATATGAAGGGGAGACGGTCAAATCCCTCCAAGAAGAGCTAGAGAGTTACAAAACCCGCCTTGCGGAGCTAGGACGCGAGCTAAAGACCGCCAACTTTGAAAGAAGCCCCGAATACGTCGAAACCATCAAAAAGCCTCTGGCGGGCCTTCAGGGCGATTTAAAGGCCATTGCCGAAGCCAATGACGCCGATTTCTCTAAGCTTTGGCAAGCCATGACCGAGCCAGATGTTCGCAAGCGCACCGACTCTCTGGAAGATCTCACTGGAGACTTTAAGCGCATGGAGCAATTGGCTATTGTCAAAATGGCTGACAAATACCATGAGTTGGCCCAATACCATGAGCGGTTCCAGAAGGAGGCCGA